CTTGCCCCCAATCTCTAATTTGAGCGATAACATTCATAGTTCTGATGTCTACGAACTGAAACCCGACATTAGGAGATTGAAATGGATAGATACGAATAGCACCTTTGGGTACTGCTTGCATCAATCCGTAATCAGGATCGGTAAAAATTACCATATTCCCGGATGCATATATCTTGAGGGTCTTATTTATCATCTTTGTTTTCTACTTTTTTCTGCTGTACTTTTCCATACAGCAGAGTTCCTGTAAATGCTGCTATCGAAGTTAGGAATATTGACATTCCAGACCAATCAAGTGAAGAGCATTTTACAGCGTGAATGATTATGTACACCAAAATACCAATTGATAGAAGGCAGATACATAGTGTACCGAGAAACAAAGTTACTCTCATGCTTGAAAAGTCGGTACTTTCTTTAAGGAAGTTGAACATATTAATGAGTTTTTTCAAGTCTTTCGACAAGGTTAAGGAGCTTTTTCATCATCGAAGTATTGTTTTCGATAACATGATTATTCGAAGTTACTGTGTCCATAAGTTTAGCACGATCTTCTGTCAAATATTCTTCAAGTCTTTTCTCAAGTTCCTGAATCCTTGCTTCATTTTTCTTATGCCAAATAAAAAATTGCTTACCCATAAAGTAAATTAAAGCAATCATCAAGATGGCAAAAATGCCTAATACCCCATAATTTGCGAGTGAGTTTAAAAAGCCGGGGATAGCTTCCTGGAATAATAGTGTGTTCATTTTATTTGTATTCAATTATAGGTAAATATTTGACCCACCAACAGTCAATGTTTTCGTTATAATGTATTTGATATAGGGGTAAAATCCAAGTTTCATTTGATAATCTCAATGGAGTAAACATATGGCCTTCGACATAATATTTATTTGAAAGATATTTGAGTTCTTCTTCATCAAGTAGTCCACCGAGCATCTCATAGTTCGATTAGTGTGAAATTAATCAATTGGTTTGGTTGAAAAATCTTTATTGCCTCGAACCATTGTTTATCCGGTACGACCAAACAGCCTGCGGACCAACCATCTACATTGGCTAACCAACCACCACGATGAAAATTAATACCGTACCAGCCTTTTGTCTTGATTACCTTGTCGAGCTTTCTGTCTTTGTTAGCATCTCTCCAAATCTCTATGGCTCCTGTTTGCATAAAGTAAGGAGCATTCAACCATAGGCTTTTCCAATTGCCCGAAGTTATGAACTTATGTGAACCGATAACTTGTTGTTCACAGGCAACTGCACTACCTGTAATACCACCAACTGTGAGAGGATTGAAAATAATGTAATCACCTGGTGTAGTACTGCAGGTTAAAATCATGTCTGCAATCCTGTTGTTAAATCGAATGCAGTAATCTGCAAACTTATTGTCGAAGCTTTGGTCTGTTCTAATCCAGACTAAGTCATTAACTGGCTTTACCCATCCTCTGATGTTCATTTCGGCATCAATCCATTGCTTTGCTCCGCCTAACGTAAGCGGTCCGACTATGCCGTCAATAGCACCTGAGTAATATCCTCTATCTTTGAGTATCTGTTGAAATTGTTTCATATTACATTGGTAGTGGTGGTTCAGGTTTTGGTTTATATTCTATCAAAGGTAGTGTTTTTACCCATTGAAATTCAGGATTAACGCAAAATTCCATCTCCTCAACTGAAATTATCCAATTGTCATCAATGTCCTGAATAGGATTGAAATAGCTGTCCTCATCATAAAGCTGATTGACCAAACTATCTTTTTGTTCTATTGTTAAAAGTCCTACGTATGTCATACTTGTCTACCTAAAGTTGTGTTAAAATTTTGCACGGCAGTATAAAAGTTGCCTGCTTCTGTATCTGTTAATCCGTCACCGATGGAGGCGAAAGCACATTCTTTATTGTCATAATATGTATAAGCACCACCACTATTTGCTGCGCCTATTACTATTTCTCTTATTGATTGCGAAGATGTACCTAAACCACTTGTCGTTCCTACTGATACAGCATTTTTAAAAAATTTATGGTCAGCATTCAATCTTATACTATTATAAAAACCCTTACCATCTGTATTTACATATTGTAAATTTCCATTTGTAGTATTTCCATATAAACTTGCTGAATTGTTTATATTTGCTCCATTTGTTTGTCTAATAGTAAACCTACAATAACCATCACCACCATTATCAGAACCTATCGAACTTGAAAATCCTGAAGTAGTTGAGGATGTTCTTGAATAATAAGATAAATGTTTTGAACTTGCTAATAATGATGTGCTTGGAATTAAAAATGTACTTGCATAGCCATTTGTTCCATTAGGCAGTGCACCATTAGAACTATGTGTCCAACCACCTGCAAAAACCAATCTAAATGCTGCATCAGTATCTAAAGGATTTTTCAAATTCCACTTATGCGTTGTAGCTGTACCCCCGACAAAAGGATATATAGCTTTCATTTTTGTCCAAATACCGTAGCCTTTAAGACTAACTACAAGTGTATTTATTGCAGTCTTTTGCGTATTATCTGTTATGCCTGCTGCCGTAATAAAAGCCTGTGCATCAGGGTCAAAAGCAGCACCAAAAACGTAAGGATTTATTATCATCTTGTTCCGATTATAGTAATTTTCAAACCTTTTGCTGTGCCGTCTCCAATTTGGTCGATGTCAATAGTTATTTCGGCATCGTCTGTAAGCGCACTTGTTGTTATCGTTGCAGCCGTTGCAGCCGTTGTACTTGTTTTTTCTGTATTGTCAATAGTTAGCTTTGTACCTAAAACAGATGAACCGCCTTGGTTAATATCAACTGTAAAAATAGAACCCGAAGTCTGTGCCGTTGTTAAACTCGCACGAACCGAAGTCAATGTCATAGCGTGAGGCATTCTGAAAGTCATTTTAGCCGTTCCAGTTGTTAAAGCTGTTGTTTCATCCGATGCAGCTAATTGTATTTCAACTGGCTGTTTTGTATTCTTCCAAAGCTGAGTAGCACTTTCATAAGTTAGTACATCATTATTCGCAACTGTCAATGGATTGATACTCACATTATGCAACTCATCAAGCTCATAACCATTGTCGATTTTGACGTAGATTTTGCCGTTTATAGCGTGTGCATATTCAACGTACCCGACCCTAACTTCGTGAATCGGAGCGCTCGGTTTTACGTTTGTTATTGCTCCAAAAGTAGTACCACTCAAATAAAGTAAGTCACCATCCGCCCACGTCTCGCCCTGCAAACTTCCAGTTGTGTCAATGCCTTTTAACGTTCCAGTAGTACAAATAAAACCCTCTTGATTACCGTTTATATTCTCAGCAACTAATCCGAGTGTGCCTGCCGAATTAGCGTCATTATCTGCCTTTGCGAGCTTTACAGAAAGCCTTTGACCCGTAGCACCTGCAACAATACAAACTTGATAATTTGCAGCCAAAAGATTGACAAGCGGAGTGGTTTTGTTTACCACTCTTGCAAATTCCTGTTGTCCTACATTAAGTTTTACACCGCCACCTTTTAGACCTAAATCCAAAGTACCATGCGCATCGTTCCACACAAGTTGACCCGCTCCTGCTACATCTGTAGTCGCTAAGTTAAAGTCTATTAAATCAGCATTTAAAAGGTCGTTATTGTTTAGGTTTATGTCGTTTGCACCTGCTGAATTGCCAAAACCTAATACAGTTGCTAAATCAGATGCACCGCCCCCTGCTACATCAAAAAAAAAAGCAGCTAAGGCAGTAAACACAGAAATTTGGTCAACTCCATAAGCAGCACCTGCGCTGTCAAGTACATCGTCATATTCTGCTACAAAAGCAATGACATCTCCTGTGAGAATGTTTTCAAACAAGAATCCACTTGTGCCCCAAGGCTTGATAGTTGCTTGTCCAGCAGGAAGCACCAGGAATGGAACTGAAGCACCTACTTCTTCAAATGCGATGCCTCCTCCGAGTTGATAAACTTTTAATTCTGCAAATTGCTTATTCATCATTAATATATTATTGGGAATGTTGAAATATTTTTGTTTTTAGGTTTACAGCATTGGCACTTTCCTTCGGGATCAAAATCGAAAGGAACAAATAACGAACTGTTATCGCAAAGATACGTAATAACTTCCTGTTGTAAAAACTGAATCTTATCTTTTAATGTATCTTTTAAGTAGCGCATATCGTTACCACTTGCAGGAGTAGCGAAATTTGCCTGTGTAACCTGAACGCCTGCTGATGTGATTTTGAAATGAGAGAAGCTGAGTGACTCTTCCAGGACTGCGAATCCAATCAAATCGAATAGCTTTCCATCCAGGAACAGATTTTCAAGGTCTGTATTTGCGAAAGCAGCTTGAATAGCACCGAATGCAGGATTGTAATTGATTACGTTTGGTGTTCTATTAGTCTTCAGTTCATCAAAGAAAGCAGCACCGATTAGATTGCGAACATATCTTCGCTCGGCATTGTCAATGAATGGAGCCAACAGATTCGGGTCGAACTGCGTATCTGTCGGAGTGATTCGGATGTAACCACCTCTCACAACTTCTAAAGCCTTTATGAATTGCGCCATCCGAGTAAGTTTTTAAT